TGTCTGAAGAAAGAATTCAGAGAAGAATTATAACAGTCTCTAATATTGTTACTCGTTCTGTGTCCCAGAGTTTATTTGGAAGTGTTTTGGGAATAGATTCTTTGGCAAATAGTATAAATAGAATAGGTGAGGAAGCTCGTAATTTTACTGAGAATTTCTCACCGGCCATGGAAGGATTTAATGAAAGTAGAGAGCGCTTAGAAGGGTCAATTCAGGAATTAATTCCTGAGGTTACTGGAGCCCTTTCTATGAGTTCTTCTATAGGAGAAAAGATTAATGGAGGTTTGGGAGCTATACAGGGAATCTTTACGCAATTAGCGGATTCAAGATTTTCCCTTATATTTTTGGGAATTACTTACTTACTTGTTGAGTGTGCGGAGAAGCACCTTGAAATTAGAACATTTAGATTTGTAAAACCTTTAATAGCCGCTCTCGGCCTAATTAAATTTGGTATAGAAGCTTCTAGTATCTTCTTGAAGTGGATTGGTGGTGAAGCCCAATCTAACTTGAATGACTGGTTATCTGTTGCTATACAAGGAGTAGTTTTCTTTGCTTTTGGATGCACCTTAGATTTTTCAACTTTGACTAAGGCTGTTAAAGGTATGTCTGATGCTGTTGGAAATTGTACTAAACTTCAAGAATTATTTGAAGCTGTTAAGCTATGGTTTCAGAACTTGGCTGTCCTGGTAGGAGATTATTTTGGTTTTGAGTTATATGAATGGATGAAACCTAAGGATGATTTGCTACGTGATTTCTTAGATAGGATAGCTAGACTGAACGCAGAATATGCAGCTAATCCTATGTGTATTACCACGAGGTTTACAGATGAAGTGGCTCGTCTATTGATGGAATTAAATGAGTTCGCTAAGAATACACCTGTTACATCAAAAAATACCCCTGTTCTTGTAGCTATTAAGAATATTCAAGATAAATTAGCTGCTTTACAGAAGCAAATTATAGATGCTGGTATGGATATTGGTGATCGTGATGAAGGATTCTTTGTTGTAATTTCTGGTGCTCCAGGAATTGGTAAGACTCAATTTACTAAAGATCTTCCAATGAGATTGGCTTGTAAATTGGCTATGACGCCAGAAGAACTTGTCGATTTAAAACGTACATGGAAACATCAAGTGTACGTTTGGCCTATGGAGAATAAGCATCATGACATGTATCGTGGCCAACCTATAGTATTATTTCCTGATTTGTTTTGTCAGACTGATGCAGAAGGTCAACCTGGTGAGGCTGTATATTTGGTTTATTTGGTTGGTGGTCAACCTATCCAATTGCCTGCAGCAGATATTACTAAGAAACAGAAATTATGGTTTATTTCTAAGTTTTTATTGGCTTGTACTAATCAGGTTTATATACATAATAAATTCTTTAAGTCGTTACATAATCCAGATGCAGTTAGAAGACGTTTGAATAAGTTTGCCTTTTTCCAATGGGTAAATCCTAAATATATTATGCGTACTCCTTCTGGAAAGCCAGTTGTTGACCCTTCTACAAATAGGGTTCGAGGTTATGAGAAGGATGATGAAATGTACGCCATGATTGATCCCGCAAAAATATTTGAAGCTAAAGCGAATGGAACCTTGGAAACTGTTTGGTTTTTTAGACGTCTGAGTTTTACTACTGGCACTTTTGTAGATGACAAAGTTTATTCAACTGAGAATTTTTACAAGCTCATTGAAGTAGAGTTTGATAAACATGAACGTGCCAATGCTCAGATGAGAGCTGCTATGGTTGAAGAAACTGAACAGCATGTTAATTCTTGTTTAGCTAGAATGATGAATCGTGAAGGTGAAGCTCAAACTTCAGATTTCGAAACTATGAGAGTTGAGATGCGTAATGTACCTCCTCCAGAAGAAGTTTTGGAAGATGCTGTCTTGTCGGCTAAGGAAGATTTTCAAAGAAAGAAACGTAAGGATTTTCTTGATAAGTTAGCTGTTGATAGATATGCTAGAAATAATATACAGTCGAAGTATCATGCTAAGAGGAATAACATACCTGATATTGATTCTATCATTACTGAAGAGCTTGAAAAGAAAATCCCTGGTAAGAAAATGTTTGATTATATGGATTTTGAAATTGCTGACGGCTTTGAGACAGCTGAAGACGAATTTGAAGAGAATGAGTCTGTTGTGGATACGCCTCCCTATACTAAAGCAAGTGACTATAAAGATATTGAATTGGAAGCTTTATATTCCAAATTCAATCCTGATGGTTCTGTTTCTAGTTGTGTTAGGTCTGATTCAGGTGAATTTATTGATATGCCTGACCTTGAGCCAGAATTTAATTCAGTAGCTGAAATGAATAATGGTGGTTTGGTACCTCAATTAAATGATGTAGTTAATGATGCCATGATGATGAATTTTGATGCAGAGAGAGAAAGCAACATCGGATCATTTATATCTAAGGTATCAGCTCTCGGAACTTATACTGTTTCTGAGGAAGTTTATAATGAACTTGCCAGATTACATCGAGATTGGCGACTTCATGTCCTTAGGGAAGTTCCTGGGTTGACCAGAGACCAGTTACAAGCTTATGTTACTCTTCGTAATAGGGAACTGAATTTAATTAATCCAGAATTATGGTTTAGAATCCTTCGTCATTTTAGCGGGATTTTGGAACATAATCCTGTAGTTAAAGACATGTATGCAGAGTTTAAGTTGTCAGACATGTTGTATTTTGGTTATGTTACTAGGGAAGAGATCAATAGAATTTGTACCGAGAGAAGATTTAATTATTATTATCGTGATGGTTATCTTGGACGTTTGAATGAAGTATATCATTTACTTAGTGGAATTTATACCTCTGCTAAACGAAGCGCTGCTAGATTGTTGAGACCAGTTTATGATGCTTTGGCTCCTATACCTCATGCTTTTAACAATTGGTTCTGGAATTTGTATTTTCAAAATCCTTTGTTTCAGATTGTGGCTAATACCATGGTTCTTTATACCACTGTTATTGGCTGTGTAATTGCTTTTACTGAAGTTCTCTCAGTGTTATATCCTAAGAAAACTAAAAGTAAAAAGGAAAAGAATGAGAAAGTTCAAGATAAACTTCCTAAGTTGAGAGAAGCTCAGGCTGGTTTTGATACTGGTGTACGACTCAACGATCTTCTTGTTGATTACAATGATAATTTTGTTGGATTTTACATTGCTATTTATCATCCGAGCAAACCAAAGGTTACAACTAGATTACCTTGTATGGCCTTGTTTTTGTGTAGGCGTACGGCAATCTTGGTTAACCATGGCAAGGAAGGGTTGTTAGAGATTCATAGACAGGTTTCAAAGGTTCCTGGAGCATATGTTGAAGTTGTTCTGGTTCCTTACCTTTGTACTGATCCTGATAAGTCCACTGAACGATTTAAGATTAATGAAATGGTATTTGATCAAACTTCTGAGATGAAGAAGTACGATATTTCAGCAGTTACTTTTAAACACGCCCGCAATAGACCTAATATCACAAAGTTTATTCCACCAGTTAATGTGCTAGAAAAGATACTAGTAGAAGGAAGTCTGAAAGGTGTGTTTTATGAAAGACCCTTCAACGAGGAATTTTTGTTTCGTGGGAATTGTAAAACACATGATGTTTGGTTTAATCTTGGTGAAGGATTAAATAACTACGGTGCCGAGTTGTCTGGTGATTGGTTTGAATACACCAAACTCAGCAGCTATAGTTATAAATCTCTTACCATTACTGGTAGGCATGACTTTGTCGAGACTAAAGCGGGATATTGTGGAATGACTGGTTGGTTGGAAGATTCCCGGCGTACTAAGTACGTTAATATGGGATTTCCTCAAGCTAGTCAGCCTTGGTTAATATACTTTCATACATCAAGACAACAGTTAGTCCCTAATGGTGTTCCTTTATTTAGGGAGATGTTTGAAAAGTATATTGAAGATGATATTCCTTTTGTTGTTAAGCCTGTTTTGGAAGCTGTAGAAGAAAATCTAGAGATATATGCTGAAATGGCTGAAAAGCATCTTGGCCTTAAGAAAGCAGAACATAGTAATGTGTCTGTTGTGCGAGAGGCAAAGCATATTGATGATAATCATCTATCTTTAGGACATATTGATAAAGCATGGTTCAATCCTGGAAAGTCAGAACTTAAGAAAACAGAAATGTTTGACAAGGAAGAGAATACGAGATGGCCCGCGTTACTTCGTGATGTTACTCTTCATGGGGAATATTTGCAGGTGATGCATAAAGCCATTGAACCTTATGGTTCTAATGTTACTCTGACTAATAAGGTTTTGATTGATCAGATTCTTCAACAATTGGCTGCTAGAATAATGTCAAATTCTAGTGCTCCTGAGAATGCCAAGTTGATGTAACTGTATCAATGTCTTTATGGTGATGAGGGTTATAATCTTAATTCGGTGAATTGGCAATCTTCTATGGGGTTTTATCTTCGTATGATTAAGGATATGTATGGACAAAAGTGGAAAGGTAAAATTTGGATGAAAGGTGAAGATGACAAATTGAAACCTGAAGTTTATAATTTCATCGAGGCATTGTTTAATCATTATGATGAGAAGTTACGTAGAGGAGAGGCCATTGGTGGCGTTAATATTGATAATTTGAAGGATGAATTACTTGCAAAGCAGAAAGTTCTTGAAGGGAACTCTAGATTATTTTGTACCAGTGATTTTATTGAATTGTTGTTATTTAAACGTTACACCGGAGCTTTTGCCGGTTGGATATATAAGAATAGAGTTAATAATGGAATTGCAATTGGAGTTAATCCTTATTCCAGTGAATGGGATGCTATAATGGAAAAACTTCAATTAAATAGTCCGTTGGCTATATTTTGTGATCATAAGAAGTTTGATAAAAATCAACTCCGGCAGATTATGAAGATAGTTCTTATATTGATGACGATGTATTATAATGATAAAGGTAGTGTTGAGGAAAATGTGCGTGAATTGTTATTTGAGAATATTATCAATAGTGTACATGTAGTTTGTATTGATGGTAAACTTGAATTTTATAGATGGAACCAGGGTAATACTTCTGGTAATTTCTTGACTGCTATATTGAATTCTCTTGTTAACTGGGCCTATATGTATATTTGTGCTATATTTGCTTGGTTACTAACTCAGGGTATTGATCCCTTTATGATTGATGTTCTGCCTAAGAATCCTTGTGATGAAGCTTTACAGATTGTATCTTTAGGTGATGATGTGATCGCTACAGTTAAAGCTTGGTTAATGGCGGGTGTTAATTTCAATACTATTGTTGCTGTAGGTAAGAAGTACCTTGGTATTGTGATCACCGATGAACTCAAGAGTGAAGGAAAGGATATTCCTGACTTTCGACCTTTAGAAGGGGGGAGTTTTCTTGGACGTACTATTGTCCTGGAGAAAAGTCCTATGGGCAACAGATGGCGTGGTGTTTTAAGGCGTTACTCTGTATTGGAAAGAAATTTCTGGTACAGGGGAGTCTTAGATCCTAAGGAAGCTGTTGCTAATATTGAAAGCAGTTTTCTGGAAGCCGCTATTGACCCCGATCCAACTTTTCATTCGTATTGTGTTAAGAAGTTTGCTGCCGCTTGTAAGCATTGTTATGGAGTATATCCTAATTTTACTGATTATGCGACGGCAAGGAAGTATATTCTCACTTTAGCTACATATAAGTGGGAATTTAATGATTTCAAGACGGATATGGATGATGAGTTTCCAGACTTGAGGAAGATATTAGCATTTGCCAATAAGAAACCTCAAGAACCTACACTAGATATTTTTGGGCCAAGTGTAATGCCCGTATCTTCTGATCTAGTGAAGGAGTTTGTTGAAGATAGAAGCACCGTGAGCGAGGAGCT